TATGTATGCTACTTTTGCTACTGTATCACCAAGACCACGGCTTTTTTGATTGAAATTATATTTTTGCATTGTATCTCCTATCTCCAATTGTTTAACATTATTAATAAATCTTCAGAGCCAACCTGACCATTACCGTCTAGATCACAAGGATTGTTTGTAAAAGAAACAACACCCCAGTTGGCTAATAGCGTAGCCATATCTTGAGAGTTGACAACCATATCGTTATTGACATCTCCCAGTACCTTGATTAAGGTAGCTCCTGTTAAAGTACCAGTAACTGGCATTCCAGGAACATTAGAACCATAGATCACCGTCTTAACGGGATAAGCAATATGGATATTTTTAAGTATATTTACTGTTGTTTCATAACCAGCAACCAAGGGATTAAACTTAAGTCTACCAATTTCTGTTGGTTGATTGACGATAAAATTGGCTCCTAGTAGGTTGTAGATGTAGACTACGGCATTGCCATCCTGTGGCACTGGGGCTTCATTGACACCCGAATAGTCTACATCAGGACCAGGGAAACCTGAGAATGCATCCCAGATCAGGGGATGTGCGGTATCAAAAGATACTGAATCTAATTTGATAACGCTGGGATCCCACTCAAAATAGATATCAGCAACTACATACCGCTGTGGTGCTGTATCTGGAGTGACCATAATACGAAGTTCTGTTGAACTAACGGCTTCAAGATATAGATTCAGTAGGTCCATGTTATACTCCTAAGATTTCGTTTTTGCGTTGTTCGGTTAAAAGATTAACACTAACTAGGTAATTCATACCAGCAATAGTCATAGGATCGTTGTTGATTACTTCTTGGGCTGCTTGAGCTAGCTGCTGAAAGTCAGCAACCATAGGATCAGTCAAAGCAGCAGCACGGAATGCCGCACGTTCTTCAGCTGTAAACCTAAGCAAGAACTGGTATGCAGTCCAGGATTGAACTGCTATAGGTTCTTTGAATCGTGGTGTTGCATTGGGATCAAACACCCAAGAAACATAACATACTTCCTCTGGATCTAAAACAACAAAGTTAGGATTTACTGGGGTAAAATCTAACTCAAGTATTTGTAGAACTATATTTAATTCTGAATGAACATGGGCATATCTCATCGGTTTAAATCCGTTTCGTAAAGCAAGTAATCAAATTTAATTCTATTAACTGCCCCAGATGAAGTTGTTTTTCTCATAATTGCTCTGGCTTCACAGAGGGAAACTGGATAAACAAATTGATTTAGGTTTACGGGAATCTCGCCCACTAACCTATCATCAATATAACCACGATAAACTCCATTGGCTTCACCAAAAACATCTTTTTCAATTCTTAGTTTTCTTGCATTTCCATTGTTAAAAGCACTAAAAGATGTATTGATTGTTACATCTATAAAAGCAAAAGTTGAATCCCATAGTGCAGCCCTAAATTGCCAATTACCACCATTAACGGTATGTGTATATTCAAACCAAACACCACTACCGTTAAAGTTATTTGCTTGGGGATGTGTAGTTAATTCATTATCTACCCCAAAGTACATAAAAAATGTATTTGAAGTGTTTGATTCAGTTAACATTTCATATAGTGTTTCAAATACAAAAGGTCTAACCATACTGGCACCACCAGCATTAGTTCCAGCCGTTGTTCCTTTACGAATTCCTAAAGCAAATGTAGCATTACTTGAACCAGCCATCCAAAGACCACCAGCTCCTAGATTATTAGTTCTAGTTTCACTATAGTTAAGGGTAATATCGTTGTACACTGGAGTAAAAGATGTACTGAAATCGCATAGATTACCAAAAAAATCACAGAATGTTACTGCTTTCTTTCTTCTATCTAAGTATGCAATGTTTGGATAAACTGGAGCTAATCCTGTTGGAGTACCGTAAGATCCAGCTACTCCATTTAATAAACCGTTATTAAGATTCTGTACTGGCATATTAGTATGTAGCAGAAACGACAATAATATTAAAGGTTTCTGCTTTCTCCGTTGATGCGTATAAGTTGCAGTTTGCAGATGAAACTTGTCCTTGTAAAACTAAACCTTCTAGGGCTGAAACAGTTGTTTCAAAAGATACGCTGTTTGCGCCAACTGTATTAGCATAGACTGGGATTTCAGTAATAAGTCTTTTAGTTGTACCACCATCTAATGAGATAAAGAATCTAACCATACCAGCCGTAGTGGTAACCGCAGCCTTGATAAATACCTTGGCAATTCTTTTACCTACTCCCGAACCCTGAGCAACTGCTGGACCAGTTGAAATTAAAACAGTTGCACCAGAACCGTCTCTTGCTGTATTAGCTGTAGAAACTTGTGCATACTCTACAATTGGTGTTGTTGTATATTGTGCTGATGTAGCCATTAAATTACTCCGCTATTAATTAAAAGAAAATCAGGAGCTGAAGCACCGCCACCACCGCTGGGGGTAGCCCATGCTCCATCACCTCTTAGAAATGTTGTACTATTTGCTGTACCTGTAGCTGATAACTTAGCTACGGTTACAACGCCTGAATCAATTGTAAATGTCTGACCATCATTGCTAACTGTAATATCGCCTTTGTCTCCATCATTAAGAGGACAAAACTGAACAATATTACTTGCAAAATCCCTAATAAACAGTTTAGCATTTCTGGTATTAATTGCAATTTCGCCTACACTTAAGGTACCAGTAGTTGGTACCGCTCCATTAGTTCCACTACGTTTATGAAGCAATGTTACTGCCATTAGAATGAACCTCCATCAAAAGTAATACCGTCAATTGTACCACCAGTAATAGCGACACTATTGGCATTTTGTGTTGCAATAGTACCAAGACCTAGGGTGGTTCTACCGCCAGCAGCATCGGCATCATCAATAATCGATCTACCAAATGCAGTTAGGTCTGCGGTTGTAAATGCATCTGAACCTGTAGCATAGATAACTTTATTAGCAGCTGTAGTTACACCAGCAAGAGCTGTAAGGGTAGCATCAAGTGGCTGAGCATCAGAGATACCATAACCGCTAAGTGTGGTTGGGTTAGTTCCTGCTGTTACTAGACCCTTGGCATTGACTGTTACGGATCTATAAGTATTAGCAGTTACGCCTGAGTTGGCTAGAGTAGTTGTAAATGAACCAGTACCAGAACCAGTCACATCGCCAGTTAGGGTAATTGTTTGGTCGCCTGTATTGGTACCACTAATGGTAGCAGCTGAGTTAATAGTTAGGTTACCACTGAGAGTAATAGTTCTATTAGCATCATTAACATCGAATGTTAAGCTTCTAGCAGCAGTTAAGTCACTACCGTTAAGGATTTGTAAGTATTGACCAGTTGAGGATAAACCGTCATCATAAATAAAAGGTCTACCATATATGGCTTGCGTAGATGTAGAACTAGTAGACAACGCATCAGTAATACCATATCCGCTAAGTGTAGTTGGATTAGTACCAGCAGTCACACGACCATATACATCAACGCTTACTGATTTGTAAACAGCCGCTGAAACACCTGTAGTTGCTAGGTCAATATTATCGGCATTGACAACAATTCTACCGATATTAGCCGTAGCTACATCAATTATATTACCTGACTTAACTAGACCATTACCAGCTGTAATTTGACCAGCACCAGAGAATTGACTCCAAGTAATAGCTGTAGTACCAATAGTAATTGGAAGGTTTGTAGTAACTACATAACCGTTGTCAGCATTAACTGTACCTTCTTCTACGAATTCAAATGAACCAGGAAATTCAAAAGGTTGATTCATGTCCGTAGCACGGGTTAGTACGAATACTGCACTGGCTCCACCAGTAGCAGTAACAACATACATACCGTTTTCAAATGCATTGGCTTGATTCTTAACCAGAATTCGATCATCAACTTCTACGGCAACACCATCTACAGAAAGAGCACCATTAGATGTACCAGTAATAGTTGCATTAATACCACTGCTACCGTTAGAATAAGTTGATGCTGGTAAAGCTGCTGCGGTAGCGAGTCTAGCTGAAGTGTGGGTATGGATGCCTTGTGATACGGCATCTACATATGCCTTGGTTGCAGCATCTTGATTCTGTGTAGGATCAGCAAGACCAGTAATCTTACGACTATTGAATGGAACATCAGCTGTTGGCTGTGCCATTTGATCTAAACGATTTGTTCTTACCTGAGTATCAAAATCAGAGATCTTGTTTGCAGTTAGAGTAGGAATATCAGCAGCTACCAAGGCTCTGAATGTTGGTGTACCAGCACTACCGTTTGGTGCAGCAAAAACATTATTAGCAGTTTGAGAAGCAAGGGTTGCTGTCAAAGTACCAGCAGTTGTAACTGGGCTGTTGCTAACTGTAAAGATGTTGGGGAGAGATAGACCAACACTTGTTACTGAACCAGAACCTAGACCTAGAGCCTTTACGAAGGCTGTAGTAGCAACGGTTGTTGAGTTATCACTGGTATTAGGAGTAGTAGCAGTAGCACTAGAACCTAATGCAACTGTACCACTGAATGTTTTATTACCAGTAATAGTCTGTGTACCAGAAAGACCAACAAATGCACCTAAACCACCAATGGCTTCGATAGTTGTTGCAGATCCCCCAGCACCACCTGTGCCTTTACCGTAGTAAAGAATCATATCAACTTCATTGAACGCCAATTCTGCGTTCTCAAGTGTTGTTGGTGCTCCAGCATTACCAGAGGCTCTTCGTTTAATTCTTAATGTGTTTGCCATTTTTTCTCCTTTAGAAATTACCACCATCGGTAAGATTTTCGGGTGGATCATTCACCCATTTTGTTCCAGAATATCTAAAAACTTGACCAGCTATAGGATTTGTTACTTGAAAATCAGTAAGATCGGATAATCCGTGTACATGTATTGACGGGTCTGCATCAAGATAGGTTAAACTATTCCACGCTGCAATACCATTACCAACCTTAAGTTTGTCATTGGTTACATCATAACCTATTTCACCTAAGGCAAGTATTGGATTTGCTGTAGACCAATTACTAGATGTATCTCTTCTTATCCTAATTGTGTAAGGCATTATGCACCTCCTCCATCTAAAATTGGAGTACCTGTATATGTTCCTGAGTCACCACCATCTATATCGAATAAACCACCACCGCTTGGTATATTGTTTAATCTTGAATCATCGGCTCTTACTGCTTTAGAAGAACTTACTTCACCATTAGCTGCAAAGTTTACCGATAAACTTCTGTTTTGGCTTAAATCACCACCGCCTAGTAAACCAGTACCAGCTGTAATAGTAGTCACTACATCTACTACTTGCGCTGTATTTGTAGATAATTCACCAGCGGTACTTAGTTTAAACCCCCTACCTAGAGTTATTTCCTGTAGAGATCCTGTTCCTGCACTAGTCCATCTACCAATTAATCGTGATGCTTGTACGTTATTAACCTGATCATAGGTATGGGTATGGATAGCATTGGCTATTCCTGCGGTAGCAATAGATCTATTTTCCCATCTATTGTCTGTGCTATCCCATTGTAGTATGTCATTATTGGCAATGTTATTAATGTAAGGAGTTATACTTTGTTGAAATAATCCTGGTGGAAATCCATAGATACCTTGATTCATAGAAGACCTGATTCAAAAGTTATATGATAAGTTCCATTTAAATGGGAGGACATATATAACGATGTTGTATTTTCCGAGGCTGGAATAATAAATGCTACCAGTTCAGGTACTTCAGTTCTGAATCCAATTGTTGTAGAAGATGGCGTAGTGGCGGTAATTGCTTTTTCACAAAGTAAATACTTAGTAGTACCGCCATCATAAGAAATCCAGAACCTAATTACATTGTTAATACTTGTGGTACTTACATCAATAACAGTAACTTTAAAGATACGCTTTCCAAGACCAGGCCCAGGATAACTATCAGGACCACTGATTAGTTTTGTGCTTGTTGCTGGAGATGTTCTACTTGTATCTACACTATTAACACTAAATGATTCTACAATAGGTTCTGCTGTATATTGTGCTGTAATTGCCATGGTTCCTCACGCTATTCCAATGGAGAAAAGAAATAAATCCACACCAGTTACGTTAGATGAGTTATGCCTATGGGTTCTTTTATTTTCCCATTTAGTACCTGTGTACACCAACATATCATTTGTTTCTGGATTAACAATATTAATATCATTTAGATCGGAGATACCTACGACTGTTTGTTCTAGGTTGGTTGCGGATCTGAATTGAGCTGTACTGTTGACTACAACTGTCTTTTGGTTTCTTCTAAATCCCATTTCAGCCATGATAATCTCCTTAAAAAAAATGGCTCAAGGGAGTATTTCATCCCTTGAGCCAGTGGTTAATTAGTTTCCAAGTACATCACAAAGAACGCCAGCTAGTTCTGGACGAAGAACACCACCACCACGCATGACCGAAGCCACGGTAAAGTTGGTATTGCGACGTACATCACGAACTGAGTCTACCTTCATGCCCATCTTGGCAATGCTGGCGACTGCGCCTCTTTGCCAAATAAGTCCCTTTACTTTAGCGTACTTAAAGGGGAATGCATACTTGATATCACCAAGTTCTTCTGCACTGGCTCCAGTAGCAGCGGTAAATGTACCGTTTGCTACTGAGAAACCAGAAGTAGGATTGCCGCTAGTTGGTACAGATAGGGCTACAGTGCCGTTATCAGCCCAAGTACCAGCAACTGCAATACCAGATGATGTGTGATAATCTACAGTTGGGATGTGGTTTGTCTTGACAATACGAACACCCATGTAGTCAAGAACATCAGTCATTGCTACTGGGTTAGTAAGTGCCATACCAAGACCACCAGCCTCTGATACACCACCAAAGAGTGGACGACCAGCACCACCGACTAGATCAGTGTATGCTCTAGCAATACCAAGTGCTCTAATGTCTTGGAAAGCACGAGGATTAAGTGCTAAGGTAACGCCAGAAGTATCTGCGTCGATTTCTTGTAAGTGGGTAAGGAAGTGCTCGATGTACTCGATAACACGAAGAGCAGCAGTTGTTCTTTGATCTGCTGTAGATGCAGTATTACCAAGATGAGCAAAATCAGCATTACCTGAGTTAATGTTGGTAGATGTACTGAAATTAAGCTTACCGAATGCACCGCTAGCAGTATTAGCACCAGAAACTGCTGCACCAAATGGTGCGCGGTTTGCGGTGAATGCTGCTTGTGCAATTAAGCAAGCAACTTGCTTGTCACGAAGATTTGCAAGAGCAAGGCCAGCCTGTCTTGCAATCTCTGAACGATATTCCCACTGAGTAAGCATGAGAGCAACGTCATCAAGCTCATAGTGAGCAACCATTGGACGTTGATCTAGGGAGATATCGAAGTAGCCTGGGTCTGAAATAGTAGTTGAACCTTCTAATTCTTCACCAGCTTTCCAAGCACCTTTAGCACTTACAGTACCAGTGATTGGGTATCTAAGAGTAGTACCTGATTCAATGGTTCTGGTATCAACAAGAGGCTCGAAAATATTGTATTGATCATAAGCGTTAAGAACTTCGCCAGACCAAACAGGAAGCCAGAAGCCAGAGGGAGTACCTGAGTGTGGTACAGAGGTTGTCGATGCTACTGGTGATGCTGTTGGCCAAGCGGGAGATGGTGCTGCTGATGCGAATGGATATGCTGTTAAATTGTCTGCCATGATTTGTTACTCCTATATAAGTAATTTTTGTTTAGTTTGAAAATCTTTGAGTAGCAAACCTTGATTGTTCGTTTTCACGAGTCTTAGTTAGCTTGCGTATCCAACCTGACTAGTGTAGATAATCTTTTGTTCTACCATTTTTCTGAAAGATGGGTCAGTCCTATAACGAGGATCTGAAATATAAGCCTTCATCTCTGCTTCAGATTTAAATGAAACCACTTCTGGTTTACTAGGGGGAGGAACATTTAGAACATTCTTTGGCGTAGGGGAACTGGGTTCCGAAGCCATTGCTGACTGGGTGGGTCTATTAACTGGCTGAGATGCCTCGTAGCGGGCTTTTAGACCAAGCAGGGTAACTTTGTACGCTGGAGACTGGAGAGCCTTGTTGGCCGCTTCCTGTTCCTCTGGCGTTAGGTTACTACCAGCCCAGTTTAAAATAGCCCTTAGGTTATCTGGACCACCAACAACATTAGCAGACTCATCCCGAGCTAACTTGATTGCAGCCTTACGTTGATTAACAAAGTCATTAATGACCGAGTCATCAGCGTTCATAAGAGACTTGATCTGACTCTTAGTGGTTTCTGATAAACCACCAGTAGTATCAATCTCTTTACCCCATTTTACCCATAGGTCTGATGTTAGCTTGGGTGGTTCTGCCACTGGTTGCTTGATAGGTTCGATCCTAATAGCATCACCAATAGGTAGATTATCCACCGTCTTTGGCTGTTCCTGATTGACTGGCTGAGCAGCAGTCTCAGGAATTGTCTTACGCAACTCAGCAATTTCCTGTCGAGCCTGTGTATAGCCCTTCTGAGCGTTTTTTAAGGATAGGTAATAATCCTTTGGAGACTTAAAGTTTGGTGGTAATTCCTCACCATTGGCCTTCATGCCACGCTCAAACATTGCTACTTCATAAGCTTCGATTTCTGCCTGTTTGTCTACGACATTGGGCATAGGTGGCGCAGTCTCAGGAATGGATTGTTGCGCCCCATTGTTGGTTTCTGACATATTCTATTACCTCTTTTATTTGGTTTTACTAGGTTTTAAAGGCTTCTTTGTTTTTTTATCTGGTCTTGGGCCAGCATTAGCCTTGATATAATCCATTTTTTCTTTGCTTATCTTCTTCATTTCTTCATTCTTTTAGCTGATTTAGCCATTGGTTTCTTCTTTGTTCTAGCCATCTTACGTCTCTTACCTGTCTTTTCGTCAGGAAGATTCATGCCTTCTGGCGAAGAACCCATGCCAGCACCTGGCATCATACCTGGCATACCCATCATAGATGAAGTACCAGGACCCTGTGCAAACATCTCACCCATTCCCATTGTATTAATTCTAGACATGATTACCTCATTTCAGTTTACGGATTAACATTCTACCAGTGTAATGATAGTCTTTTTCAACGTTACTAAGAGTACCGTCGTTGGAAATATCACCACCAGTAACGTAAATAACATTACCACTTAATGTATCTGTGACCTTAGCAAGTGTTAACAGTTGA